TCGATAATAAACAGAGTTGATACCGGACTGATATATTAACTTTGCACAATCAAGACACGGAGCATGAGTGCAAAACATAGTAGAATTATCGCCAGCTTCATTACTTCTAGCGAGTTTACTGATTGCGTTCGTTTCCGCATGAAGCACCTCTGGTTTAGTTACAAGCTTATATCTTTTCCAAATGTTGGATTCTTTTGGAAGTTGTTGCTCTTGGTTCGGCCATTGATGTTCAATTTCTTCTGGACTGAGCCAACCGCCAGCATCTCTGTCCATGTATATTTTATCTTCACATGTATTATCCCAACCTGCTGGCATTCCATTGTAGCCAATAGAAATAATTCTATCCTCTTTTACTATGATAGCACCAACATGAAGTCTTTGAGCCGTAGATAGACCTGCAAATATCTCGGCCGTTTTCATGTATGCTTCGAGAAATTTTTGTTTCACTTAGATTGTTCCGCAAGAATTTTATAACCTTTGCCTGTTGGATGAACACCATCACCACTCATGTGTTCCTTCGGTCGAGGCAAAACAAAATCACCGTACTCTTTTGCAATTTGTTCAATTGCAGTCTGAGGTACAGGTTTGCGTTCCATACCTGGACTAATCCAAAAAACTCTATCCGCTTTGATAGCTTGACGCATCTTGCGAAGTTCTTGTTCGGTTTTTACACCTTTATGGTCATTGGCGCCTAAGCTAATAATCACAGTTTTGTAAGACTTACTTGAAGCTTTATCAAGATAGTCTTTATTCCACTGCCAACTATTCCAACCACCACGCGAATAACTAACACATTCTTTTCGGTACATTGCTGTACCAACCGCAATACTATCACCAATGACCATGCAATCCATAAATTACTCCTAATCAAACTTCAACAAATTTCAACTTGAAGTTATCAGCTTCATATTCATAACCAATATAACCGCGAGGGTTACATACAATGCGGGTTGAACCAACCATGTAATCAAACTCATGGTGCGTATGACCATGAGTCCACACTTTGATTTGTGGATGATTCAAAATAAATTCAGTCAAGTTGGAACTATAAGCACCGTTGACCATCACATCTTTTTCATACTGTGGCTTGGTTGATTGCTTACTAGGTGAGTGGTGACCAACGACAACGACAGGCATTGTCGGATGTTTTGCAATTGTTGTCTTGATAACTTCCAACATTGATTTGTGGTCTTTCACAGAATCTTCTGGTGAAAACCTTGCTGTACGTGTATGAAAATTTCCATCTTCATCTTTAAAATGTACGACCTCATTACTGTTTTCTATAATGCGATAGTCATTCATATAACGCTTAATACGATACAAAGTATCAGAATCTTCTTTGTTCATATCCGTCCACAAGGTGCCACCAATGAAAAGGTGGTCATTTAGAACGACACTCTCTTTATCTAGAACATGAAGATTAGAAAGATAACCAAGATGAGTACGAATAATTCCAATAGACTTAGCGTAATCACCATGATAATGTTCATGATTCCCGGCGATGTATATAACGGAAGGGAATCTAGCACAGCATTCTTCAAAGAACGTATGGTATTGATTAGACTTATCATTTTCACCCCTCAGATTATAAGAGTCTCGCTCTTTCAAGTCATTGGCAACACAAATGTCTCCGGACAGGATAAGAACATCAGCATTCTCGGCGTTTTCGAGACTGATAGTTCCAAATTCTAGGTGTAGGTCTGAGCAAACCGCAATTTTCATGTTAAATATTTTCCGATTTCAACTCTTGCTTGAGTCAATGATGGGAATTTTTTCCCGTTAATGTAAATAGACTTTGAAGAATAAACATATATCGTACCAATTTCTGTCTCGAAAGTGTACCGTGTTTTACCCTTCGAATCTTTTTCTTTTGTCTTGCAATGGTAGTCACTGACTAGACCAGAAAACAAAAGAGTTTCACGCAATTCGTCAGAGATAAGTTTCCGCAAGTAAGCATCATTCATAATTCCACCTTTTGATGCAGTATAACACCAAAAGGCGGAACAGTCAACCACCAATCAGGCAATTATTCCTGAAGTAGTTCTTTCTTCTTACTTACCGTAGTGATAGGAATGCGCTTAGGAATGTCTTCCTTTGGAATCACGTTCTCCAGTTCAACAGACAGAATGCCGTTGTCCAGGCGCGCTCCTTTGACTTTGATTGTGTCTACCAAGTGAACAATCTTCTTGAAGGAACGGGTGGCGATTCCACGATGCAAGAAAGAACGGGCATCTTCCGCGGTTTTATTTCCACGGATTACTAGTTCATTCTTTACAATTTCTATTTCAATCTCGTCCTCTTTGAAACCAGCAACCGCAAGTTCGACGATATAATTATTATCATCTTCTTTTACAATGTTGTGTGGAGGGTAAGTTGTTGTCACTGCCTTCTCCAATGCTTCAAATGCATCGAAGTAGCGGTCAAAACCAACAGTTGAAGGGACCAAAGGTCCAAAGTTAATACGACCTAGATTTAGGTGAGTCATAGTTTTCTCCTTTAAAAAGCAAGTTAATAATACCAACCCCGAAGGCATTGGTCCGGCTTCTGGATTATACAGCCCACACCGGTTTGCTGCTCCCATCCCGAAGGGATACTTTTATTTAGCAACTTTTACGAAAGCCGCACCATTTACAAAGTATCTACGTGCTGGATTTTCCTCTTTATAAACCTGAATGAATGTCAGATTGCTATCAATTCTTTTCTCAAACAAATTGCTAGTACAGACAATTTCACCTGTATAGATGTTCTTTAGCTTTGTAATTTTTTCTTTCACTTTTTTCATGATGTTAACTCAATTATTCCTGAGATTTTTTACCTATATTGTACTTACTCACCAACTGCCATTCATCTTTTTCACGATACGAAATTATCTTAATCTGGTGAATAGGTGCAATCTTGCCTTCCATTATTTCTGGGTTGACAATCTTAACTAAGCCCCATTCTTCCAAAAGTTTAGCAATAGCATTTCTTCTTTCAATATCGTTATCAATGATGCTAGAAGGTTTTCCGTCCAATGCAAAAAGTTCTTTAAAATGAACAATGTAGTATTGTCCTCTTTTATGTAAGATATGGCAAGATTGATAGAGCATCTTTTCCTTGCGTGATGACACACCAATCCTAGTTAGTGTCTCTCTTACCTTCAAAAAATCATCTTCTTGCTTTAATTTTACCTCAACAAACGTTGACAAATCGACCATATCATTTCCTTAATCCACCTATATCGGTTTTTTCTTTTAGTTCTTGGATTTGTTCTTCAGTAAGGAGGCGTAAGGCTTCTCGTGCTTTTGCATCCGATAGACCATAGTAGGTCTTAACACATGCTAAATCTTCACTTTTTTCAGGCTTAACCCACTTATTGAAAGGTCGCTTCTTTGACCTTACGGTATTTAGTAAATAGTCATTTTGCATTGCCCGGTCTAGGTGATGCCTGCGATTCATTTCGTTCGCATACATGATACAGTCTTTATGATATGACAACGCACGATTGATTAGAAAAGGTGCGTATACAGCTTCAGTTTCTTCATCAACAATCAGTTGTTTCTTACCCTGAAGAATTTCATTAACAAAATCAAACGGACTCATACAACCATCCTTATCAGACCAACAGTGTCAATAGTTGTCAGCAGAAGGTAGTTAGCCAACATGCCAAAAGACTTTCTAGTGTAAGCAGCCCAAGCGTACAAAGAACAACCAAGAATCCAAATGGGATAAAGAATAAGTAGCGGAGGGTTGGGTACAGTGAGCGCCATTGTAATAGAACAGCCAATACTGATAGCCCAAGCCAACAACTCAACGAAAAAACGAAAAGTATGAGAGTGGTAGTCATCTTTTATCCAATCAAAAGTTGGCTTCAATAAGTCGTGCATGTATTTTCCAATTGAATCTGTAAAGAACTTATGTCTCTGTTACGATAGATTTCATTATTAAATTTTGGCTTCAAATCATATATCAATTGAGTTTCAATGTCTTCCATGGTAACATCACACAATAATGTAGTGTAAACCAAAGGAATAATTTTCAGCTTTTGATTCAAATTTTTCCTACCAAAAACTTTCACAAACTTATGTGCGGCTGGATGATTCTCATCGCAACGTTCAGTTCCCCGTATACCAGCAAACCACCGACCAATTCTATTTCTAACTGTATGGTTTGAGTGTCCAATATAAACTAGTTCATCATCATGATAGATAAAATATAGGCCGGCACCATCAATAAAGTCATCAGCTATAACTCCCTTATCAGTCTCAAAATTTGGCTTTATAGAAATAAAATTCGTATATTTTAATTCTTGAATAATTTTTGACGAATAATCTTCCGCTGTAACATCAAAGTTACCAAAAACATTTCTTCTCATTTGAACTCCACACTGACCATCAATTCGGTCAAACATGCAACGGTGTTAATCTCAGCATCTGCAACAAATGCTTGTTTGTACTGATAGTCAGCTAAAATAATAACTGCTTGCGGAATGCTTTGAGGTTGCAAAACATCATACAGACTATCATAAATCTTACGATAGAGATTTGCTGCATCAATATCATTCGAAGCAACCCACTTACGAATTGCACCAAAGTTTTTCTCTTTCAGGTAACCAACAATCTCATCGATTGTGATATCACCAATTTGTGCAAGAATGCCAGTGTCGATTGTCTTGGTGTCATTCGAAGAATAACGCTGCAACTCGTTAAGCACACGCCGAAAATCAGGAAAATGTTTCTTGATAACTTCAGCGATAACTTTCTGGTCGAAGTTTACACCTTCTTCATTCAGAATATTATTGACACGTTTAAAGAACTGAGAAGCCATAGTTGCTTTCTCAGAAGCTTTCATTGTGAAATCAATAACTGCACAACGAGAGTGCAGTGGTTCAATCATCTTGTTCTTGAAGTTACAAGTAAAGATGAAAGAACAATTCGAAGCAAATTCTTCAATGACATTACGAAAAGCAGCTTGAGCATTTGTGGAAAGATAGTCGGCCTCATCAACAATAATAACTTTACGACCACCAGTGAACGACATGGTCGAAGCAAAGTTTTTGATTTTGGAACGAACAACATCAACACCAGTCTCATCTGAACCATTAATGATTAGATAGTCGGCATTGATTTCATTACACATTGCTTTTGCAACGGTAGTCTTACCAACACCTGCGCCGCCATGCAGCAACAGGTTTGGAATTTCATTTTTGTTCACATAGTCCTGAAAGGGCTTCTTCATTCTTTCAGGAAGAATACACTCAGCTACAGTTTTAGGACGGTGTTTCTCCGTCCAAAGAAGATGTTCCATAATGCCTCATAATAAAAAATAAAATCAAAAAGAAATATTAGAATTCAAATGTGAGTTAAATTCCAAAAGTTTTTCTTTGGTGTGTATGATAACACCATCACTCATCACAATCATTAAACTGTCGCGTGTTTCAACGACACGGCTAATCATTTTCTTATTGAGAGAATATCTTGTGCCGTTTTTGTCAGTGACAATTAGAAACAACATCAAGCTTCTCCAATGGAGCCGATTTCAGTTGCAACCCAATATTGAATTGGCTTTGTCGTATGCTTGAAGCTTGCAATACCTTTGAAAGAAATGCTAACTTCATAAGAGCCAGTAATCATCTTCAAGTTTTCAGTCTTGAAAAGTACCTTGTATTTCTTACCATTACCATCACAGATTTCAAGTTGATTGGTGTGTGAAGCGGTATTCTTAACATCAAGAGCACCAACAAAAATCTTACCACCATCAGAATGAACGGAAATCTGAGGTGCACCAAGAGTATTTGCAGCACGTAGTACAAATTCAAAATCAGTCTGTGTCAAATTAAACACCACATCTGGCGCAGGCATTGAAACAGATTTCTCTGGAGAGTTTTTGATATTGCTTGCATCACAGAAACGATATGTCGTGGTAATACGACCACTCTTATCTTTCAGAATAAGTGATTTATTTGCATCTTCAATCTGAAGTGTTGTATCGCCCTCATGAAGGCTGAGTACAGACAAGAATTTATTCAAGTCAAAGATGCCGAAATTACCAGGAACACTTTCAGTGATAGTAGTTTCAGCCATGACTTGTTTGTTTGCATCACAAGTACGCAGAACATTACCAGAACGGAACATTAGTCCATCGTTAATGCTTGCAAAGTTTTTAAGAACACTCAATGTTTCTTTCGAAAGTTTCATAATATACCTCTAAAATTATTTTTCAACAACAGAATAAATTGTATCATGCTCATACAAAAACATCAGGCAACAAAGAGCATGAGCCAAG